CCGTTTACAACTACGACGCCACCACGCGCGAATATACCGGCAGTTCTGACGAGTTTCTGGCGGTTGGTGTCGGTATCCCGGCGCACTCTGCGATTGATAAGCCACCGGCGAAAAAGAATGGCCTGGCCGTCCTACGTAACACAGACGGCTCAGGCTGGGAATTAGTGGATGACCACAGGGGTGAGATCGTATACAGTACAGAAACAGGCGTGGCAGCAGAAGTCATACTGCCGGGCGATTACCCGGACAATATCACAACGCTGGCACCGTCCACGCCATACGACATGTGGAACGACAGCGAGTGGGTGACTGATGCGAAAGCGCTGCACGTGGCAGAAGTGGAAGCGGCGGAGCAACAGAAATCTACGTTACTTGCAGAGGCACAGATAACGATCAGCCTGTGGCAGACGGAATTACAGTTAGGCATTATCAGCGATGAAGATAAGGACAGCCTGATCGCCTGGATGAAATACATCAAGGCAGTGCAGGCGGTAGATACGTCGAAAGCGCCGGATATCAAATGGCCTGAAAAACCAGCTTAAGAGAGTTGCCGCAGCTACCTGTATGCAAGAGGGCTGCGGCAGTTGCCGGTTGTTCATGCCCGCGCAACGTGATTGAATTATATAACATCAACTGATTGATGAATCAGCAACTACGCTCTGGGTTCATTAACTTTCGTTGTAATCCACTCGTCTATCTCGTTTGAAACCCACCTCACGCAACTTCCTATCTTGATGCATTTTGGAAACTCACCAGCGTTCATCCACTTGTAAATGGCCGTCTTTTTGAACCCAACTTTGCGGCAAACCTCTTTTAGATCCATCAAATATATGCTCAAGTAATGATCTCCTCACTGAATGATAAATGGAAGTTTTCTTGGAAAAGATAACGTTGACACGAAAGGAAGCTGCTGAACTACTCGGTATCTCTAATGCTACGGTCACTCAGTGGGTTCTGGAGGGGAGGCTCAAGGCGTACCGAGTCAGCGACAGGCCCAAGTCACCGTACTTGTTTACGAAAGAAGATTGTCAGGCCGCCTTGTTAGCAGTGGAGGTCGAATCTACCAATCTTAGGAACAAAGAGCGGAAGGTTGAAGCTGAGATGGAGTTTGCGAGGCGTCAGAAAGATGTGAATAAAAAACTGCGTCAGATGCTAAATATGCCTGAAAATGAATGAAAAAACCCGGTGCGTGGCCGGGTTGGGGACTTAGCATCAGCAGCTCGGATAAGAGCGGAAGTGCTGACGAACATTTTCGAGTTCACCGAAACGGATGCGGCAGTAGCTGCGCACATAAACCGGCTTGTCGTGTTCGTAGATGAAGTCATCGCGATTAACATCATGAGCCATGGTTGTTCTCCTGTTTTTGTATACAGCCTGTTTACCCGCACAGGTTGTAGTTTGTTGGGAGAACCGCTATTCTACGTCTGTGTAGACATAGATGTGTAGCGGTAGGTAATCCTCCGTACACTCAGGAAATACTGCAAATATTTCCGACCTAAAAGCCCCGCCGCAAACGGGGCTTTATTCTTTTGTAAGATCGTCAAACATGGCGAACGACTCCACAATATTACTAATGCGTTTAGCTTCTTCTTGCGTTAGATCGCGAGGGAGGTTTGTGAGAGTGACAATCAGATCACCACGCAATGGGATTGGCAGTTCGAATGTTTTAACGCCAACCTGTTCTTCAACTACCGGTTTCTTCTTGGGTGCCACCTTTTTACGCTCCTTTTTCGCAGGCTGAATCTGTTTGTCACCATCAGGCTCACCATTCTGATAAGCAATGAACTTATCAACAGCGCTTTGCATTCGGCTTTTGTATGCTTGCAAGCTAGAGTCTGATGGTTTGGTTTCAGCGGATTGGGCGTACGTATCTGCCATAGAGGCAACACTGTAATCACGGATATCCCCGTCAGTGCCATCTGGACCAAGCACAGTTAGAAGACGAAGAGACGAGTCGCGTAGATTACGAGCTGTAGCATCATTAACGATGTTTAGCTCGGGTAGATTTTGCAGCCACTCTTTAAATTCAGAAATCAGAAAGTTTTTGGATTGCATAAAACACCTCATAAACAAACTATGAGGTGATAATAGACACAATCAAAGATCAAATCAAGTGTGGCTGACTGGTCTTTTTTCTGCCTTGATTTTGAGGTGTGCAACCTTGATTACCTAAAAGGTAATTCATCCACAAGTTCACTTGATGTTAATCATGGGATGGCCACATGTCGGCCTCTTCATACATCTCCTCCAGCATGCGATTCAGTGCATGCAAGCCCCTTCGATGCCCCTTACGTGCGGGAAATGCTAATTGTCACAGGGTTACTCCGCGTAATGCTGTTGGCTGCCCCGATAATTCCGAGGTTGTTTTGCGAGTGACTTTTAGTTACCTGCAAAACTGCAAGATTATGATTTTCCTCATGATGGAATTTTCATCATCGCTTCAGGTCTCTACGTTATTTGTCGGAACCTCTGAACCCAGGCGGTGTTTATGTTCAGGCGACCCCGAATGCTGTTCGTATTTGTTGCTCGGCGATTTTAACGAATCGTTATAATTATGTTGATTCAATGGGTTAGCTAATTCTCGACATTCGCTATAATTAAGTTTAATCAATGAGATACCACTTAGAAGGAGGGCCCAATTTCGGTTCCGGCGCTTCACCGGAATTGAGACGCATAAGAGCGATACAGCACTCTGGTCAGGCCCCTAACTTCAGGTCTGAAAGATGTTCTGTGGGTTACTATCGCTCTGCGCTAAATGTTCTCAGCAGCTAAAATCCCCACACCACCGAGAGTAATCTCTGCGGCATATTGCCGACCCTCATCTTAAGCCACCCATCCTGAAATCGCATTCTCACACCTTCCAAAAGTAACAATCAAGCAACATAATTCACCCACACACACTCGTCTCGCGTTGCCCTCCCTTTTTCCTTTTCCTCAATGAACCCCCGGTATTCACAGCACATAATCTGTGCGAAATTGCCGTTTTTTGCTCGAATCCTCCCACCCGAGTTGTACCAAAACCGCCATTTGGAACAACTTTTTTACCCTCGAGTTGTTCCACTTTTTGAATTGTTATTCTTTAAAATTCAAATGATTGCGAGATTTGGAACAACTGGAACGACTGGAACAACGTTTTCTGGGTATATATGCGTGTTTTTTGTCTGTATGGTGAGCAAAGTCGCCACGATTGATTTGTTGCTTTTTTGTTGCTCCGGAAAATTCATACACACATTATTCGTGGTTCTTTTTGGGTAGGATTGATGCGGATGAATGTGGGGGTATATGTGGGGGTATATGAGATTATTGAATGCAGTAATTGCTATTTAATTCAGTAAATTATTATCTAATATTCAATCCTGCAGGGCTTTCATTTCCTCCTGATTTCCCATGTGGGACATATTTGGGACATCATCGCCAAAAATCGCATCAATTTGCCGCGCATGTTCGGTAAGGTGGTTAGGTGCCAGGTGAGCATATCGACGGACCATTTCAATGCTTTCCCATCCACCCATTTCCTGCAGAACAGAAAGCGGAACTCCGGACTTAATTAACCAACTCGCCCATGTGTGCCTGAGGTCGTGAAAACGAAAGTCTTCTATCCCTGCTCGGCGACAAGCTGCTGACCAGGATCGGCCATCATCAACTCGCATTTTCCTCACCTCTGGCGTTTTTGTGCCATCAGGCCTGTTACCCTGTCTGGTATGCACAAAAACCCACATGTTGTGATTCCCTATCTGATCCCTCAACACCCTGCAGGCGGTATCATTAAGCGCTACGCCAATAGCTCTGTTTGATTTGCTGTCCTCAGGATTCACCCACGCAACCCGACGCTGCATGTCAATTTGCTGCCATTCCATATTGATGATGTTCGAACGGCGCAGGCCGGTAGCAAGCGCGAACTTGACTACCGACTTAAGCGGCTCCGGGCATTCTTCGATCAGCCTCTTTGCTTCATCCTTTTCCAGCCACCTTACCCGTTTGTTTCTTACAGCAGGCACCTTTATTACCGGTGCCTTTTCCAGCCACTTCCAGTCCCGTTCTGCAGCGCGCATGATTGCCTTCATCAATGCCAGGTGCTTAGCTTTGGTGGACGTGGTTACTGGTGCGGAAGAATAAACCGGCGCAGGCGTTCCGTTTCTTTGCGCGGCGGCCGCTTTGACTTTCCATATCTCCAGGTGCTTCCTGTTACTCATTTTGTTGACGGCTGCATAAATCCTTTGCTCCGTAACATCCTTCAACCTAACCCCCTCGAAGTGGGCCAGCCAGAATGCCATGCGGTCACGGGTGACGGCTTTGTAGTCCTTCCTGGAGACGAACTTCAGGCTCATATGAACGATACACAGCTGGATGCGGGCTGGATGTGATGCTTACAAAGAAAATTGTTTGAGATCATCTTCGCACTGCTCTATGCATAGACTGCTGCCGTAGCGAATGCGCTGAAAGTAAGATCGCACGATCTGTTTTTCGTGTTCGCAACAGGCTCCAATATGCTTATTCTTCATACTTGATAAAGGTATGGTTTTTTTATTTCCCCTCTATTTCGTAGAGGATGCACAGCAAATAGAGGGGGCATGATGTCCGATCCGTTTTCCGGCACCACCGTTGCAGCGGGCCTGATGGGGGCCAGCGTTTTCGGTCTGGCCACAGGTATTGATTACGGCGTGGTATTCGGCGCATTCGCCGGTGCAGTATTCTACGTCGCCACGGCAGCAAATATCGCGCGCCTACGGCTCACTGGTTATTTCTTCACGTCGTTTATCGTCGGCGTGCTGGGTGCCGGGCTAGTGGGCGCAAAGCTTACCGCATGGACTGGCTACAATGAGCGGCCACTCGATGCGCTCGGCGCGGTAATTCTCTCGGCTGTAACTGTAAAAATCCTGACGTTTATCAGTAGTCAGGATCTGAACAGCTTGGCCGGTATGTTCTCCCGTATGCGGGGAGGTGGAGGGGCAAATGGTAGTCGCTGATCCTCTGGCGCTGGTGAACTCTGTTCTGTGCGCCATCATTGTGCTGGTGCTGATGTTCTATCAGCGCGGGGGGGCGAGATACCGGCCGTTTATCTCCTGGCTGGCATACTTCGTCGTGCTGGTATACGCCAGCGTCCCGTTCCGCTTTGCTTTCGGGCTGCATGAATCGCCCAGTCTGCTGGTGGTTTTCGTTAATATCGCTATCTGCGCCGCTGTTCTCCGCTGTCGCGGGAATGTGGCACGGATCATAGATGCATTGAGGTTGTAATGAACCAGGAGCAATTTAAACAGGCAGCTAACATCAGCGCCGAACTGGCCGCGCGCTGGTTTCCGCACATCAACGTCGCACTGAAAGAATTTGGCATCACGGTACCGGCTGACATCGCTATGTTCATTGCGCAGGTGGGGCATGAATCCGGCGGCTTTACTCGGCTGGTGGAAAACCTGAATTATGCGGCTGGTAGTCTGGTCCCAACATTCGGTAAACACCGGATCACCGAACAGCAAGCTGCCGTATTCGGGAGAACGGCTACGCAACCGGCCAACCAGAAAGCCATTGCAAATCTGGTTTACGGCGGGGAGTGGGGCAAAAAGAACCTGGGTAATCAGGTAGCGGGTGATGGCTGGAATTACCGCGGGCGCGGACTTATCCAGATCACTGGACTGAACAACTACCGCAGATGCGGTACCGCGCTGAAAATAGACCTGGTAGAGAAACCAGAGCTACTTCAGGAAGATCAGGACGCAGCCCGATCAGCTGCATGGTTTTACGCGTCCAGTGGTTGCCTGCTGCATAGCGGCGATGTTGAGCGCGTGACAAGAATCATCAACGGCGGCCGCAACGGTATCGATGACCGCCGGGCGCGTTATGCTGTCGCGCAAGCCGCGCTGGTGTGAGGTGACCATGAATCTTGAAATACTGATTGGCGCTGTCATTACGGCAATTGTTGCTGTAATCGGTGCGTTCGGACTGGGTCATGCACGTGGGACCGGCAAAGCCGAGGCGAAAGCCGAAAAGCAACGTACTGAAGAAAAGGCCGCCGCCGTCGAGGC